GCATCCAAAATCTCCGCTTTACATTCAAAATGAGATATGTATAATCCTTGATGCGACACAGGGATTTGGAAAAAATAATCAACGGAATTCGGTCAGAGACTCCCTGTGTCGCAGTAGGGAAGAAAGTTTCTGACCGATTTTTATTTGGAGGAAAATACAATGAACCAATCACTTACAACCATCAGACCGGATGAGTATTCGGTCATCCGTGAACAGGCATCGGCATTGGTCAAGACCGGCTTTCTGCCGAATGCAATCAAGACTCCCGAACAGGCGTTGGCAATCATCCTCACAGGGCGTGAGTTGGGAATTCCTGCGATGGCGGCACTCAACTCCATCAATGTGATTCAGGGCAAACCGACAGTCTCACCGCAATTGATGATTGCTCTCATCAACAGATCGGGGCAGTTGGAAGACATCAGATTCGGTGTACACGCCGACAAGGTCACCGTGACGATGAAACGCAAAGGTCGCACTCCGCACACCGAGACCTTCGGTGTCGAAGAGGCAAAGGCGATGAACCTGATGTCGAAGGCGAACTATCATCAACAGGCGGTGGTGATGTTCAAATGGAGAGCGGTTGCGGCGTGTGCAAGGGTGGTCTTTCCCGATGTCATCCTCGGACTGTACACACCTGATGAGATGGGAGCGGATGTCAGCATCAGCGATGACGGTGTGATGACGGTTCTCGCAGAACCTGTCGCACCGGTGGTGGTCGCAGAACCTGTCGATGAGGTTGCCGACAACCGCAAAGAGACCATCTCAAGAATCGGCAATATGATGCGTGAGTGGAATTCCAAAGGATACGAGCCGAAATGGACTGGTGAGGCGATTTCCGAATTCCTCACAGAGCATTTCAAGGCAGAGGCAATCACAGATCTGAGTGATGAAGACCTCACCGAACTCTTCGTGTTCCTTGAGTCACAACTTCAGCATCAGGAAGCAAAAGCGGAAGAGGTGGCGTTTTAATGGCGTACATCCCCGATTCAGCGATTGAATCGATGTCCGAGGTGTCAGGTGCGGCGTTTCGTCTCTACGCATATCTGTGTATGAGGCGAAACCGCCGAACCGGCATCTGCTTTCCGAGTCTCAGACTGACCTCGGAAGAGACAGGCATCGCCTATGCACACGCATCGGTCTGCCGTACCGAACTGGCAGAGAAGGGATGGGTGAACTTGGAAAAGGGAGGGAAGATCAGACCGCTCAAAGGATTCGAAACGGAGTCCGAAGAGGCATCTGAAGTTTTCGAAAATCGAAAAAATAGTTTCGAAAATCGAAAGAAAAGTTTCGAAAATCGAAAACCTGACAATGACAATGTTTTCGAAAATCGAAACAATGTTTTCGAAAATCGAAACAATGTTTTCGAAAATCGAAAATCGCATAATAAGGATATATTAACCAAAGAAATAACCATAGAAGTAACCAATGAGAGAGAGAGCGATTTGCAGACTGTTGCGGAAAACCGCAACCGCTCCCCAAAAGGCACTCGGATTCCTGAGCCGTTCATCCTCACGAAAGAGATGCGAGAATGGGCAACGGAGAATCATTCCGATTGCGATGTGGTGAACGAAACGCAGAGTTTCGTGGACTACTTTCGGGGAGTCTCCGGCAAACAGGGAATCAAACTCGATTGGATAGCTACTTGGAGAAATTGGATACGGAGGTCAAGACAGTTCAATGGAAAGAAGTCTCAGGGAAGAAAATCAGCTAACGAAACAATCGAAGACTACAACAAATGGTTTGAGTCACTCGGTTGAGAAGATCCGCTCGATGGCGGCGGTCATCAACAAGTACCGACTCTCAATGGGTTGGTCGATGCTACCAGTCGCAGATGCGGAAAAGATGGTGGGAGTTTGGATTGAGATACTAGACATCCACCGAATACCTGCCACCGCCTATGACCGCCTCTTCGTCAAAGCGATGGAGGTCAGAACGCAGAGAATCGCCGAAGGGAAGGAATGTCCTGACTTCAATGCCAATTTGCTAGCGTCTCTGTGGCTCTCTGACCGTTCTTTGAGGGCAGAGCCTACCGTAGATGCCAAACAACTCGAAACAACGCTCAAATGCGTTCTATGCAACGGCACGAACTGGAAGCCGGTGATTTCAGACAGGTACTCAACGGTGGTCAGATGCGACCACAGGGAGATTCAAAATGGGTAAAATAAGCAGAAATCTACTCGCAATCGCAACGATATGCGTCTTTTTCGGCGTTTCCTACGCACAAGACACGAAGAAAAACATCGTTTCGCTCGGCAAGATGGCAGGGAAGTATTGGTTTATGGACACCGAGATGGTAGTGCCGACCAAGATCAAGACGCTTCTTGTTCCGATCTTCACCGCCGAGGGTGACGGATTGGTGGTCGCAATCAACGAGGTGGACTGCTACGACTCAACAATCAGAATCCATCGGATGCAGTATTGGCAGGATGGCAAACTGATCACCGAGAACAAGGACAAAACGGAATGGACAAAGGCGGACGGCATCGGCAAGAAACTGGTCGAGATAGTCTGCAAACCGAAGCCACAGGCGAGACCTGTCAAACTGTACGCAATGGGTGAGTGATATGGAAACAACGGTCATCACATTCACAGAGACCGAAACGGCATTCATCGAATCTCACGCTCTCGCCATTCAGAGATACAAGCGTGGGCGTGGGATTCCTGCCGGTAAGATGGACTTCGGCAAATCAAACTTTCTTGTCGAGGTGGTCGGAATCAAGGGAGAGGCGGCAGTCGCAAAATATCTCGGAGTGAAGATTGACCGCTCCATTCAGGATGAGGGTGACGGAGGAAGAGATCTGACTTGGCGAGGTCGCACGATACAGGTCAAATCATCATTCCCTGCCGATACTCTCCACCTGCTTGTAAACGACTCCGACTCCCTAAAATGCGACCATCTCGTTTTCGTGGTCACGGATGAAATCACACCGGCGGCGAGAATCTACGGATGGATACGCACCGTTGATTTCCTTCAGAGTGCGACCATCAAGAATATGGGATACGGAGACCGACTCGCTTTGCCAGTCGAAAGACTTCATCCCATCTCGACTTTGAGCGAAAACGCAGACAACGATTTGTTGTGGGAAGATGTCGCAAGTTACCGGAGGGAAATCGTGATGGATGCGGACTTCATCGAGAGATGGCAGGAACGCTCGGCGATTATGGAAAATGACGGTATGCTTTCAAGAGCGAGAGCGGACTTGATGGCATTCAGGGAGTTGACCAAGAAGCGATGAAATGCACCTATTGCGAACAGAACATCACATCAATCGAGGATGTAAGCACGATGCACACGAAATGCCGTGCCGAACTCATCGACTTCCTTCAGATCACCATCGCCGAATTGACCAATGCCGTTAATCGATTGCACGATGCACAGTTGGAAATCGAGAGATTGAAACTTGAAAACTACCAAATCAAATTGTTGAAGAGAACCAAGATCTACCATTGAGATGTTGAAGGTCACCGAAAATCAGATTCAAGGTGCATTCTTTTCTTGGTGTGACAAACACCGTAGGCAGATGCCCGAACTCGAATTGATGTTTGCAATCCCGAATGGTGCTTACAAATCCAAGTATGCTCAGAAACTTTTCAAATCGACAGGATTGAAGGCAGGTGTTCTCGATGTGTTCTTTCCTGTGCCGAGATGCGGATTCAACGGAATGTTCATCGAGTTCAAATCCGAGAGCGGCAGACTTTCACCGGCACAGAAATGGTGGATTGAGAATTTGCGGAAACAAGGTTATCTTGTCACAACCTGTCGTGACTGGGAATTGGCAGGTGTTATGGTCACCGCCTATCTCAAAGGCGATAAGGACAAAGTTACATCGATGGTGCAGGACAAATGAGCGATATACCGAATCTGACGCTTGAAACCTTTGACGGTAAATGGATTGTCGTTTACCGAGACAACGAGGGCATTGCAAGATGCTCTTATCCATTGTCGCATCTGCTCGATGATGCGATTGAGAATCACCTAAGTTACGAATACGATGACGGCGATGCTCGGAGACTGCTCAGATCTGAACTGTTTGAGAGTGCTGAACGATTGGAAGATTGGGAGGAAGAACGATGAGAAAACTTATACCACCGGCAAGGCCGAATCGGGACAAGACACGCATCGGAGCGGTGCTGAAGCATTTCAAGATACCACCTCAGAAGGTCGCATTGGTCTTTGTGCGAGGTCATTACCTTGATTCAATGGGTGAAAAGGGAAAGAACGACATCAACATCTACGATGATTCCTGTTTCCTTGTGAATCACGATTTCACCCTGTTCGAATCCTACAATGCGAACACAGATCCCTCGTTCACAAGGCGAGGCGGCAGAGCATTGGCGAGTCTGAATCTCGGACTGTACGACTTCTATCGAGGTCAGCACCGCAACAAATACAACGCACTCCGTGCATTCCCTGATGGTGTGGTGTTGCCCTGTACGAGAGATGGCAAACCATCAACCTGCCAGTACATCAACATTCACAAAGGCGGAACATCGATGCTCGGTATCAATGTGACATTTTCAGAGGGATGTCTTACCATTCCTGATATCCAATTCGGGGACTTCATCGCAAGGGTTTACGATGCGATGAGGAAGAACGCACAGTCCACCATTCCGGTGATACTGATTGAAAACAAACAGACCAAGCAAGGTCAACGATGGCACGATGAGTCGGGTCGCATCATCGCTTGATATCAATCCGACAGGAGAAAGTATGAATTACGGAAAGATAGTCGCAATTCTCTTACTGGTGCTTCAGTTTCTGAATGCCGGTGCATACTTCGTGAATCTCTTGATTCCCGAATATTCCGTCCTAATTGCCGCCTTCATCGGTGGGATTCAGGCATTTGTAAGACAGATACAGACCGCAGAGGTCTAAGAGGGAGAAAACCAATGAACCACATATTGACACAGGAAGATCTAGTAAACGACAAAAACCTACACACGGCGGTGTTCATTTCGATGATGGAAGACCTCGGAATGTACTCGGAATCACTCAAGACAAAGAAAACGCTCAAGAATTGGATTCCCAAATTCAGGGGAGTCTTGGAGTATTTCCAAAAGATTGAGTTTATGCAGTTCACAACATTCCGTCCCATAGATCCGAAGACGGCAATCGAGATGTGGGCGGTGGGCAATCTTGAAACTTGGAACATCGAGAACACGATTCGATTCCGTGAGAGGCAGTTGAAATACAATCTCGCATTGAAGAGATGGTTGGATGTGATCTATGCCAACGGAGATGCGATTCTCTCGGCGGCGATTGTCGCACTCAATCCCGGCTTGGTTGCAGATCTCGCCGCAAGAGGTGGACTGACCAATGACGAATCAGCGAATGCGGAAAATGTGATTCGTGAGAGATGCGATATCATTCTCAACCAGTTGGAGAATATGCTTCTTTCGGATTACACTCTCTTCTCAGAATCCCACCACAAACTTGAAGGGATTTGGACAGAGATTTACAAAGAGGATGTGAGTTGATATGAAGATTGACCAAATACTTTTAGCCGTGAAAATCGGAGTCGGTGTCGGTAAGAGCGTTCTTACCGGCAAACCGGCTAAGGTTCTTGAGAAGACGGAAGAGGCGGTTGATATCGCCAAAGCCGTTCGCAAGTTCCTCAAAAAACAGAAATGACAATTCACTCTGACGATTATCAAATGTTCCCAACGAACTTCCTTCTTTCCGCATTCACAGGCGGTTATGCCATTTTTATGGCTAACCTTGAACCGATTCTCACCATCGGTTTGCCTGTGATGTTTTTTGTGGTCGGTAAGGCACTCGATATAATCGTCAAGTTGCATCTCGCCAAGAAGGGAAAGATCAATGTCTGATTTTCAGATGGCGGTGATTGGAATGGTGGCGATTTGGTTCATCACATTCCTTCTCGTACTGGTGATAGGCGGAATGGCAAGGCGGATGTGATGCAACGCATCGACTGACGATTCCCACGGAATATGGCAGAAATAATCAAACGCAAAATCTCAACCCTCAACAAACTCCCCGACAATCCTCGACAGATAAGAGCGGAAGACCTCGCAACGCTCAAAGACTCCATCGCACGGAATCCCGAACTCTTCGATGCAAGACCGTTGATTCTTTCAGATCGCACCGGTGAACTGATTGTGATTGCCGGCAATATGAGATTGGAAGCCGCCAAACAGATTGGGATGCTTGAAGTCCCGACCATCGTTCTTTCGGGACTGACAGAGGCGAAGGAACGAGAGATTGCGATTCGGGACAACATCAACAACGGCGATTGGGATTGGGATTTACTCGCCAACAGTTGGGATGACCTGCCATTGGCGGAATGGGGATTGGAAGTCCCATCATTCGTTGACCAGTTCGAAGAGTCTGCTAAGGCAGAGACCAAGAACGAAACGGAAGCACAGGCGAAGACCTGTCCACATTGTGGAGGTCTGCTCTGATGGTCAAGAAGGTCAAGAAACTCACCGACAAGGAATTTTGGACTATCCTTCGAAAGAATGCCGGTATCTACGCACGGACTGCGAGAGCGATTGAATCACAATTCGGCATCAGCTATTCACGGCAATCGGTCAGGGAGCGAGCAGAGAAGCGTCCCGACCTGCTTGCAGAGATAGTCGAAGAGAACATCGATGTGGCAGAGGAAGGATTGCACGATCTGATGCGGTCTGCCCTGCCGAACATCAAACTGAAGGCAATTGAACTTTTCTTGAAATCGAAGGGAAGTCATCGGGGATACTACGAAAAGCAGAATGTAAATCACGATGGGAAAATCATCTTCGAATTCATCGATCCCTGAACGGCGAATCCAACTGCTGAGACCTCACGATGCACAACGGAAGGTCTTGGAGTGTGATTCCCGATTCATCGTGGCAGTCTGCGGAAGGCGATTCGGCAAGACATCGTTCATTCCGGTACTCAGGGCGAAATCCTTCGTAAGCGGTCTGCACGGTGCGTTCTTCTCACCGACCTACAAGATGCTCTCGGAATACTTCCGACTCATCAAGCATCAATTCGCACCGATAATCATCGACACCAACAAACAGGAACATCGTTTCGAATTCGTGAACGGTGGCAGTCTAACGATGTGGTCTCTCGACAATGCCGATTCGGTGCGAGGTCAGCGATACCATTACGCAGACATTGACGAAGCGGCGATGGTCAGAGATCTAGGCGATGCTTGGAATGCCGTCATCCGTCCGACCTTGACCGACTTCGAAGGGAAGGCGGCGTTTTGGTCAACACCGAAGGGAGCAGGGACATTCTTTCATTCGCTCTACCTTCGGGGGATGGGTGACAATCCCGAATGGAAGTCATACCAGTTTCCGACCTCGGCGAATCCGTTCATCAATCCAAGGGAAATCGAATCCGCTCGGAACGAACTGCCACAGGAAATCTTCAGACAGGAATATCTCGCCGAATTCATTGCCGGTGAGGGACAGGTATTCCGCAACATACTCGCCAATCTGACCGCACCACAGGCAACACCTTCCGAGCATCGAGGGCATTCGCTCGTTGCCGGTGTCGATTGGGGACAGGTCAATGACTTCACGGTGGTGTCGGTGGTCTGCACCGATTGCAAGTCCGAGGTCGTATTGGACAGGTTCAACAAGATCGATTGGGAATTCCAACGCTCCCGAATCCTTCAGATCTTCAACGAATGGAATGTCCAATTCGCATTGGTCGAAGAGAACTCAATCGGTTCTCCCAACTTGGAAGCATTGCAGAAAGCGTCTGTCCGAAATATAAAAGGGTTTCTGACCACGGCACAATCGAAGCCGCCTCTCATCCAGTCGTTGGCGTTGGCGTTTGAGCAGAGTGAAATTCGGTGGTTTAATGTGCCTATTGCGACTGCCGAGTTGGAAGCATACGAGGCAACACGCAACGAAATGACCAATCGCATCACCTATTCCGCTCCCAAAGGAATGCACGATGACACAGTTATCGCAAGGGCATTGGCGAGAGAGGCAATGGAGCAGAAGTCCAAAGGTCAATGGCAATTCAAGGAATTCAGATTCTAACAAATGGAAAAACAAAAAGACTTTGTCGCAACAACTCATCCCGAATACTTTCTTCTCAGGCAGAAGAGGGACATCTATTCGGATGTCTGTGCCGGTACGCTGAGACTGCGTCAGAAGCACAATCAATATCTCCCGAAGTTTCCTGCCGAGACCGATGATGACTATCGTTTCAGGGTTGAGACATCGACTCTGTTCAATCTGACTCAGAAGACTCGGAATATGATGACTGGTCTTGTGTTTAAGGACTCCATCACGCTTGAATCAGATGTCGCAGAGGAACTCGTAAACCTTTGGGAGAACATCGACAATGCCGGAACTCACGGCGATGTGTTCTGTCGGAAGGTGTTCGAATCATCGTTTGAAGGATATTCGGCAATCTTGGTCGATGCACCGATGGTCAGGGCAAACAGTCGAGAAGAGCAGATTCGACTCGGACTCCGTCCATATTGGGTTCATTACAAAGCCGATGACATTTGGAATTGGCAGTACAGGGTGAATCCGAACAACAAACGCAAGGAATTGAGTCTCATCGTGTTCCGTGAGGCGGTGTTGGAGTCAGGCGGCGAGTACACATCACAGATCGTGGTGAGATTCAGAGTCTTCCGTCTTGTCGATGATTTGGTGACTTGGTCAGTCTACCGAGAACAAAAGAGTGTCGATGGCAAAGAGGTCGAACACATCTTGGAAGCCGAGGGAAGTCTTCCGCAACTCTCGCAGATTCCTGTGGCGATTGTGGCAGACCTTGGCTCAGATTCCTTCCTGCTCGACATCGCCATCAAGAACATCGAGCATTTTCAAACCTATTCAGACTACAAATCGCTGATTCATAAGACCTGTGTTCCAATTCCGGTCGGCAAGGGAATCGAGTTGTACGGTTCAGACAGAATCGTGGTCGGTGCTTCAACGATGGTGGTCACATCCGCCGATGGTGGATTCGGATTCGCAGAGGTGAACGGTTCATCGCTCGAAATCGTGCGTCAGTCGCTTCAAGACAACGGAGACGATATCGCAATGATGGGACTGTCGCTTCTTGCAGATAAGACGGCGAGGGTTGACATCACCGCCACCGAAGCATTGCTCAACAATGTTGCCGAGACATCGGAACTCCGCATCTTTGCGAGACAATTGCAGGATGCCATCGAATTGGCATTGGGGATGACCGCCGAATATCTCGGTATGCCCAAAGATATGGGCGGTTCTGTGCTTCTCGGCACTCAATGGGCATCATCGGACAACAAGATGTCGCTTCAGATTGAGGAATTCGGCAAGAAAGCCGAGATTGCCAACAAACTGGTCGGACTGCTTCCACAGGATTGGATAATCGAATGGTTGACCGCCGGGACAGAGGAAGACATCGCAGATCTGAAACAGAGACTTGCTTCCGAACTGCCAATCATCATCGAAAGCGAGGTCTTGAACGCACCGCCTGTACCGGTGGAGGTCGAGGAAGAGGAATAATCTTGGTTACTGACCGAGGGTGAAGGAATGTTTGACGCAGAGGATGAAGACAATCTAATCGCCGATATGCAGACCGTGGGCATCGCTTTGTTGGTGCTTCTCGGTCTTCGGCGTACTGGGCAGAGCGTGACCTACGATGCCGAGGCACGGCAGTTCGTCATCGATGGTCGGCGAGTCAATGAACGGACAATCCGCACACTCATCGAGCGTATCGGCAACAAGATGCGAACAGATATGAGACAGGTCACAATCGACCTGTTTGAAAAACGCATCGACCTCGATGAATGGCAACGCACGATGGACAGGAAGATTACATCGGGACATTGGGCAGTTGCCGCTTTGGTCTTAGGTGGGTTGGCAGTTGCTAGGAGAGCCGGCTTTGTTTATGACAGAATAACCAAAGAAAAGAGATACGCATCAGGTTTTAAGAACGACATTAGATCTGAGCGTACAAGTCAGGCGAGAGCGACTTACAGGGCATCGAGTTATGCCGATGCGATATTCGTGACAGGAAGCGAAGCAGAGCGATATACCGCAATCAATGATAATTTGCGATTCGCACTCAGAGTCATCACCGCCACCGAATCCTGTGCCGGTTGCATCCAGTATGCAGGGAGATGGATTCGCATAGAGGATATGCCACCAATCGGGGCATTGGATTGTGCATCGCATTGCAAATGTGTGATGTATTACCGATAAACACGGAGGAAGAACCACAAATGAATGAGAACCAAACCGACATTCTCTCCGAGGCTCGTTGTCTTGTCGATGGGGACAGGAACGACTCATATGGAGATCCCAACATAAAATATTTACAGATTGCGAAAGTATGGTCAGTTCTACTCAAGACCGACATCACACCTGAACAGGTGGTATTGGCGATGTGTGCCGTCAAGATGGTAAGAGCATCGAATCGCAATTCACTCAACCGAGATGATTTGGTTGACCTGTGCGGATACGCATTGATTCTATCGAGACTGACGGAGGGCAAATGACGATGAGAAACAAAGAGATGATTGAGCGAAGGGCAGAGATGCTCGTTGAGGTTGGCGATTTGGAACGACAGGGAGTGCGTTCTGCGAAAATCGTCAAGCATATGGTCAGTAAGTACGGCATCACGGAGCGTACTGTTTATGGGTTGTTGGCGGATGTCCGCAAGTCCGCACCTGACGGAATCGAGGGAATGGCGGTCAAAAAGAAGTCCATTCTTTACGATGCGGAAGGTGGCATAAAGCAACAATGGGTGAAGTTTGAATCCGACAACTCGGTGGATGCGGTCAAAGTGATTGTCGAGGAACTCTGCCGTGAACTTCCGAAATATCCAAAATCAAAGCCGGTGAAACTGGCACAGGTCGATGATGATCTGCTTGCTTGTTATCCAATGGGAGACCCACATTTCGGGATGCTTGCTTGGAACGAAGAGACCGAAGGCGGTGACTTCGATTTGAAGATTGCCGAGGATGATCTGTGTGATGCCGTTGACCGTCTCGTTGCACTCGGCAGAGGCAAACACGCATTGATTGTGAATCTCGGAGACTTCTTTCACGCAGACAATATGGATGCAAGGACTTGGCGGAGCGGTCATCCGTTGGACACCGACTCACGATGGCTCAAGATGCTTCGCACAGGAATCAGAGCGATGATTCGTTGCATCCAGTCGGCATTGCTCAAACACGAAAAGGTCACGGTGATCTGTGCCATCGGTAACCACGATGACCATTCTTCGATGATGCTGATGACCGTTCTATCGAACATCTTTGAGAATGAACCGAGGGTGGAGATTCTCGACAAGCCGACCGTCAAGCATTATCACCAATTCGGAAAGGTTCTCATCGGCGTTCACCACGGACACACGATAAAGATGGCAGACCTTCCGTTGCAGATGGCAATCGACAGGGCAAAGGAATGGCACGAATCACCTTACAGATATTGGTTCACCGGTCACATCCATCACGATTCACGCAAGGAAATCGGAGGTGTGTTGGTCGAGTCGTTCAGGACTTTGGCGGCGGCGGATAGCTATGGAGCGTCAAAGGGATATGTGAGAACAGGAAGAGATATGAAGTGCATCGTGATGCACAAGGATTTCGGGGAGATTGAACGACATACGGTGTCAGTCGAGATGATTGGACAGATACGCAGACTCCAAAGAGAGAACACAAGAAATGAAAACAAAGATACGCATCATCAAAAGGGTGGACATCGAAAAAAGAAACGCAATTGAGGAAGCGGAACGACAACGCAGAATCGAAATCAATATGTTGCAAGTACTGGTCGGACGATATCCCGAACAGGCGAAACGCTTCGTGCGTGACATCCCTGTGACAGATCCGTTTGACAGAATCCCTAAATGACCTTATTTTGACATTTGAGGCGAAAGCCTCAAGTCAATTGTGGTTCATTGGCTAACACCCTCTGTGGTCATCGCCTCGGTTCATATCGGGGCGATGATTTTTTTTTACACACCAAACCGCTCCCACGGAGCAAGGAACTAAACACACAATGTTTGAAGAAACCACCAGTCCCACGGACAAGACGCAGATTGAAACAACCGGAGATATAGAGACAGTCGAGAATCCCGAAGCGGTTCTCAGGAAAAACAGGGAACTGCTCAAACGCAATCACGATCTCGCCAAACAATTGGCTGAAATCAAACCGATTGCCGATAGGGCAAAGGACTTTGATTTCGATGCGGCAACGCAAGCATTGGAAGCGACACGCCGAGCAGAAGAGGAGAAACTCGCCAAAAAGGGTGACTTCGAAAAGTTGTTGGAGCAGAAAAGCCGAGCATACGAAGAGCGTTTGGATAACGAACGCAAAGAGAAAGAGCAGATTTATTCGACTCTAAAACAAGAAAAGCTCGCATTGGAATTGATAGCAAAGGGTGTTTTACCTGACAGAGTCCAATACTTAGTCAAAGAATTGACGGACAAAGTCGAATTGGGAACTACGGAAAATGGTTTCGTTTTACGCAAAAAGGGCGGTATCGGTGACGCTGATGAATTCAATGCCCTTGTTGATGAAATGAAGACGCAATCACCTTTCTTTTTCGCATCGCAGGTTTCCGCCGGTACTGGTGGACAGTCTTCGGTGGTATCAATGGGCGGTTCTACACGCAAGTGGTCGGAACTCGCCGCACCGGAAAAGGCAAAGGCGATTCGTGATGCAGGTGGTGATATCGATATCGCCAAAAAGAAATTTCAATAAATGAGGAACTAGAAACATTATGGCAACAACCCTTGCTTCAGATCTGAAGATCTATGAAGCCCAATTTCAATCGGGAATGACCGAGACGCTTCAGCAGAATGTCGAAGCGTTCAACGCTGCTTCAAACGGCGGTATCGTTCTCCGCTCATCGGAACATAAAGGAAACTTTGAGTACAACGCTTTCTTCAAAGCGATTTCGTCACTCATCACAAGACAGGACATCACCTCTGATGCGGCTCTCACGCCGACCAAAATCGCACAGGATGAGAATGTCAGCGTCAAACTTCACAGGAAGATGGCAACTGACCTCACCTATAAAGCGGCGAAGATGGCAGGAATCGAGTTCGATGCGATGGTCTTCGCACACGGCGAACAGTTCGCAAGAGCGATGATGAATGAAATGCTGAACTCCGCTCTTCTTTCGGCTCGTGTCGCTCTCGCCAATCAGGCGGATGTCACAAAAGACATCACAGGCGATACCGACAAGAGCGTTTCACACAAGGCTCTCTTGCAGACTCTCGCCAAATTCGGCGATCAGAATGACAAGATTGCGTGTTGGGTGATGCACTCTCAGCAGTTCTTCGACCTCGCCGTTGCGTCAATCTCTGACGATGTGGTGAATGTCGCTGACGGAATCATCCGCAGAGTCGATGTCCCTGGACTCGGCAGACCTGTACTCATCACGGATTCGGATTCGCTCATTGCGACTGCCGACACACCTGATTCGTACTTCGTGCTTGGTCTCGCTCAGGGCGGTATCGATGTCAACGAAAGCGAAGGCATCAACCGCATCATCGATCAGGTCACAGGACTTGAGCAGTTGGCGGTTCGTGTTCAGGCTGAGTACGCTTACTCACTCGGACTCAAAGGGTTCAAGTACGATGTCGGAAACGGCGGTGCTAACCCGACTGCCGGAACGCTCGGAACGGCTACGAACTGGGACAAGGTCGCTACCGACAAGAAAGACCTTGCCGGTGTCGTTCTCAAGTGTCAGGCATCCGCCTAACACCAACAACTAATCCCGTAGGGGAGGGTTCGCTCTCCCCTACGCTCAATGAAAGGGTGAATTAATTATGGCAAGAAACGCAACATTCCTTCTCAACAGGAACAACGGACGCAAGGCACAGATGGATGATTCGGGAAACCTTATCGGTTCATTGGTGTCAGGCAGTTATACAACCTTCGGAGCGGTCAGGATCTATGGATTCAGCACCGCAATCACGGCGAACACCACCACCACATCAGCACCGGCAGGAAGCATAGCTTTCACCACGAATGCAACAGGCAGAGGCAGAGTCTTCTATTCTGACGGTACGAAATGGCAGAGCGGTCTTGCTGAAGATGTGACCGAATAATCAATCGGGAGTGCTTAGGCACTCCCATTTTCAAAATTTATGGCATTGACTGAAACACAAAAGTTGAAACTGGCTCAGATTCTCGGAACTGACTACATCACGGTCAATGACCAAATCTTCAATCTAGGAACTGCGTACATCACCGCCGAGGTGGAGACGCAATTGATTGCACAGATCACACGATGGGATGCCGGTGCAGGAACTGACTTCGTATCGGTTGAACCGAACACCGCAAACTACGGAGCAAGAATCAATCCCGATTTGGAGAAAGCAGACATCAAACGCAACATCGCAAATCTGCTTTATCTGAAGGATTATCTCGGCACACAGATTCGTTTGGTCAGAGGTTGATAGATGGCGAATGTCTTCAATGAATTGGGACAACGGATTCTTCCGAAGGTCTTTGGCAAATTGTCGGGTGTCGGTCTTACAGATCTGATGGATGTCAAAGGCGAGACGGTCACAAGCGGAACAGGCGGTGGTCGCATCAAGTCGGCATCGACAACGGTTTATTCCAACATCCCTGTCATCTTCAAACCGAAGGAAACAGGCGTGAGAATGATGCAAGCGGAGAGATTGACTAGTGAGCAGGAATATATCCTCACCTTTCCGTCACACACCGCCGCAGGTGTCCGATACGCAATAGACCCAAAGGTGCATCGTCTTCAGATCAAGGCAAGAACTGCTCCCGGCACAGAACCTGCCAAGACATTTCGCATCGTCAGCATCAAGGATTTGCAAGGCAATCTTTATGAGGCGGAGGCAATCCGAGAGGATATCCAGTAATGAGCAGTCTTTCGGAAAAGGTACGAGTGGCATTGTTTGCCAAGTTGAATGTGTCGGATGTCAAAGCATTGGCAGTCGGTGGGATTCATCATCTGAACGCTCCCGAAGGAACTGCGATGCCGTATATCACATTCCGAAGGCAAGCACCGGGAATGCTCACATACGCATTCAGCAACACTCGGATTGCTGAGACAGATCTGTGGTTGATAAAGGCGGTTTGCGATGAGGATTCATCGACAACGAAAGAACCGCAACAGTTGAACGAAGAGATTTTGGCATTGGCTGAAAACAAGATTGGTAATTCGCTCACTCTATCGGGTGGGAGCGTAACTTGGAATGTTTCGAGAGAGTCGGACATTCCTGAATACATCGAAATGGCGAATGACCGTGTGATCTATCACAACGGCTTTCTGCTCAGAGTTTGGACGGCTTGATTATGGAAAAGAAAACAACAGAAACAAAGAAATCCGCACCGTCATCGAAGGCGGTTGGTAAATACATTGCGAGAATCGGAGGCAATCTTTCCGATGGGAAAAGATTCGAAGCCGGTGATGCACTCACGAATCTGACACCGTCCGATCTCGCTGAACTCAAGGCGATGGACGCAATCGAGGAGGTCAAATAGATGGCATTGGCTAAAGGATTAGCATTTTATATGAACGGCGTTTCACTCGGTTGTGCATTGCAATCGGTGGACGCAACGGCAGAGACCGAGGCACTCGATGCGACAACGCTCTGTCAAACGGCTAGAAGTTACGCAACTGGACTCAAGACAGGTTCAGTCTCGGCATCAGGACTGTGGGATTTTGATTCAACAAATGTGAACAAAATCCACAATGTCTTTGAACAGGCGTACACAAACGGTTCGAACAACATCGTGACCGCCACATTGGCGAGTCTCGCTTTCGATGCGGACACGGTAATGTTCAATGCGACTCAGACAACCTACAATGTCGAGGTCGCAACAGGGCAGTTGGTGATTGTCTCAGCAGACTTTCAGACGCAATCAGGTGTCAACTTCGGGAAGATCATCTTCTCGGCGAATGTCGATGATGCGACCACCAACGGAACGAGCAAGGACTTCGGGGCAAGTTCCACAAGTGGTGCTTTGTTCCAAGTCCACATCAGCAACGCAACACAGGACACCGGTAATGTGAAACTCCAACACTCGACCAACAACTCTGTGTGGACTGATGTCACCACCTTGAATCTCACAGGTGCGAAATTCGAGGCTCTCTCTTACGAAGTTCCGACAGGAACGACACTCAACAGGTATGTCCGAGCGGTCTGCACGGCAGACAACGAGGAAATCAATTTCGTGGCGGCGGTTGCCCGAAGATAGACAAAACAAAATAACGAGGTAAATTAAACTTATGGCTTTAGGCGGTAAAAATTCAAACTGGCAACACGGAACGAATGGTGCGGTGACTTCTCTCACGGACTTCACCACCAAGACGATGTCCGTCACGCTCAACGCAGAAGCTGAGACTGTCGAATCGACTGTCTTCGGTGACGCTTACAGGGACTATGAACAGTCGTTCAAGAATGCGACTATCGATGTCCAGTACAAATACGATTCAACTCTTTTCGGTCAGTTGTCGGCAATCTACAATGCCGGTGATGTGGTCAACTTCCAACTTTCACCGGATGGAACTGGCTCGACCAATCCGAAAATCACAGGAACGGCATTCGTCACATCCTTCGGAACACCTGTCGAGGTGGGCAGTCTGCTCGTTCTCGATGTCTCGTTCCAAGTGAGCGGTGCGGTAACCTTCGGAACGCATAGCTAATCTTTAGCATTCAGATCGTGAGGCGGCACGGCATACAAATACCGCCTACCTACCACAATGGACATAAAGAAAATCAAATCAAGAACATTGACCAAGACTTTTGATTACACCTACATCAACGCAGAGGGTGAAGAAATCAAAGAACCTGTGACCATCGAATTCTACGAGAAGTGCCTGACACCGGCATTCCTCGATTCCTTGACGCATTACGAACAGACCAAAGATTCGGCGGCGATTGCAAAACACATCTCCAAGAACTTGGTCAGTTGGTCTCTGCATTACAACGGCGAAGACTTCGCACCGACTGTCGAGAATCTCACAGAAGTGTGTGACTTCGACTTCCTGATGCAGATCGTGACCACGATTTCGGAGACATTCGGGGGAAACGCAAAGAAGCCGGCAAAATCGCAAAGTTTGTCGGCGGTCTCGGCACAGTCAGAGACGGAAACGGTCAGCTAATCGCTCCGTCTTCGGATTTTTACATATACCGTGCTTCCAAGATATTGGGATGCAGTTTCCTTGAATTGGATACTCATCCCGATAAAGCACGATTGATGACTTTGGCGTTTACCTTTGAAGCCGGTGAAGGGGAAGGCGAGTATCTCAGAGAACTCAACCCTGAATGGCAGAAGAAAAAGAAATCTATGAGCGATAAGATTTCTAAGGTTTCAAAGTAATGGCAAAGTTACAGGTCAATTTCAAAAACATATCCTTCGCAAGTGAAGAGGTCATCAAACAGGTCTTGATTCAGACCGCCGATGACATCATCAAGACAGTCAAGGAACTTGCACCGGTAGATACAGGCTCACTCCGAGCCTCGTACATTTACAGCGTAGAGTCACCCACGAGAATCATCGTGGGTTCTCTCGCAAACATCATCAACCCAAAGACAAAACGACCTGCGACAGAGTACGCCGCCTATGTGGAGTACGGAACAGATAGCAATGTCGCTCAACCGCATTTCGTGCCGGCTTTCGAACTGGCACGGATTATTTTTGAAACTCGCTTGAAGGAAGCAATGAGGAAGATTGTAAATAAATAATGGCAAACGCATTCACCTTATTCGGCGAGATTACTGCCGACACATCCAAACTTCAATCAGGTCTCGACAAGGTCGAGTCTCAACTTCAGACCACCAAGAAGTTTATGGAGCAGACCGAGCAAGCAGGTCGGGAACTCGGTGTGTCTTCTGCAACGGTTGGTCGGCATTTCGAGAAATTGAACGAGAAGTTGGCGTGGGCAAAAGACCGTGTCAAACAATTGAACGAGCAGTACACAGGCGGTCAGATCACGGCACAACAATATGCCAAAGGTCTTGAGGCGGTAGACCGTGCGGTGAAGGCGGTCTCCGACAAGGTGAAGGATGGTTCTGCCAAACTTGAGGATTACGCAGACAAGACCAAGAAAGCCGCCGAAGCGATGAAAGAGGCGGAAGCCGCTTCGAACAGTATGCAGAAGCAGATTGGCGATCTGTCTTCTCAGATGACCGCTCTCGGTAGTGGAATGATGGAGGTCGGTGCAGGTCTGACCGCATCCGTCACATTGCCAATCACCGCCGCAGGATATGCCATCGCACAAGCAGGGATGGAATTCGAAGATGCGTTGCTCTCGATTCAGGGAGTGAGTGGTGCGACTGGTCAGCAGATGGAAAAGTTGTCGGACTTGGCAACGCAACTTGGTAACGATATGCAGTTGCCGGGGACATCTGCGAAGACCGCATCACTCGCAATGCTCTCGCTCATCAAAGCCGGTATGGGTGTCGATGAAACGATGAACTCTGTGAGAGGAACAATCCTTCTCGCAAAGGCGGCACAGATAGAGGAAGCACAGGCGGCAGAGATCACCGCAAACGCACTCAACACCTTCGGATTGGCGGCGGCTGAATCAGAGCGTGTCGCTGACCTTTTGGCGGCAACTGCAAACTCATCGGCTCAAGGCATTGTAGATGTTGCAGAAGCGGCGAAGTACGCATCACCTGCTTTTGCGGCGGCGAATCAACCCATCGAGGATATGACCACCGCATTGGCGATTCTTGCAAACGCAGGAATGAAAGGCTCGATGGCAGGAACTGGACTCCGTCAGATGATGGCGAATCTTCAGACTCCGACCAAAGACGCACAAAAGGCAATCAAGGAACTCGGCATCGAGATGTTTTCCGCAGATGGGAAAATGCGGTCGATGCCCGACATCATCGATCAGTTCAACAAATCGATGACAGGGATGACCGACCAAGAAAAGGTCACCGCATTGTCTAGAATCTTTGACGCAAGAACACTCGGAATCGCACAGACGCTTTTCAAGGAAGGTGCTTCAGGTTTCGACACAATGAAACAGAAGGTCACCGAGGTGGGAGCGGCGGCTAAACTTTCCGGTGCGATGACTGCCGGATTATCGGGGATTTGGGAAGCAATCGGCTCACAGATCGAGACTATCGGACTTGAAATTTTCAAGGCAGTCAAAGAACCGCTCAAAGATGCGTTGCAAGTTCTTGGCTCGGTATTGGGATTCATCGGTGAAGCGTTTGCGAAAATGCCACAAGGATTCAAGATTGCAATTGTTGCAATCGCCGCACTCGCCGCCGCTATAGGACCTTTGCTTGTGGTCGGCGGAATGCTTCTTACTTGGGGCGGTTTTCTTCTCCCAATACTTGCAAGTATCGCAACGGCAGTCACCACGGCAGGTGGGGCGTTTGCCGCTCTTGCAGTTGCCATCGCTCCATTCAAGGCGGCAGTCGCAGTCGCAATCGTGCCGATACTTCCGCTCATCGCCAAGATCGCATTGGTGGTCGGTGGATTGATTGCCGTCGGTGCGTTGCTTTACACCGCTTGGAAGTCCAACTTTATGGGCATCCGAGATTCCATCATCACAGTTCTGTCGGTCTTCAAAGGTTTGTTCCTCAAAGGATTCAACACCGTAAAGGATGCGATTCAAAAGGGACTGTCGGCAATCACATCGTTTTGGGAAGAGCATAAAGACGGAGTGAAATCCGCTCTTGAAAACATCGTCAAAATCTTTGCTCCGACCATCGCCATCATCACGGCAACGGTCAAGATGTTGTTCAACATCGTGGTCGGCGTGTTCTCTTCGATTTGGACTTACATCAAATCGTGGGTTTCGGGAATGTGGAGCATCGTCAAAGGACTGGTGCAACTAATCATCGGCATCTTCACGCTCGACCTCGCCAAGATTGGAGAGGCATTCGGCAACATCTTTGGTGGATTGGTTCAGATCGCAGAGGCTCAGTTGAATCTTCTGTGGGATTTGGTCAAGAACCTGATTTCGACCATCTTCAAATTCCCAATCGATTACGCAAAGAGTCTGTTGAGTACTTACTTCGGCGTGGGAAGCGACACCATTGATTCATTCATCGATGGAATGGTGGACTCCGTGCCGGGACTTAGAACCGTTGTCGATTTCTTTTCCGATGAGACGGACAAGGCGATTGATGAGGCATCCGCCAAGACTAGAGACGGCGTTGCAAGTTACTTCAACGAGGTCGGTGAGACTGCTGAAGAGGGAATCGAAACGGTCAAAGACATCGTGAATGCCAAAGGCAAAGAACTTGAAAAGGTTCTGACAGATCTCGCCAACAACACCAATCTCTCCGAGGAATTCAGAAAAGCGGCGGCAGACAATGCGAAGGCAGTCGGCGAGGCTTACAAGAAGGGACTCAGCGAAGCAGAACAGAAGGCGAGAGCAGGAATGGAAGGTCTCATCAAGACCTTGACCGATATCATTCAGAATCCTTTGGTCTCCGAGGAATTCCGTGAGGCGGCGAGAAAACAGATCACCGCATTCCAAGATGAATTGAACAAGGGAACTGCATCGGCTCAGGCAACTGCCATTCAGGCGATGAGTCCCGGCAAGAATGCTCCGCTCAAGGCGAATGCCAATGGTCGGGAAGTCGCTAAGGCGATGATGGACGGATTCAAGTTCGGAGTGTTCGAATTGCTTCCTACCGCTCAGAATGCCGGTGCAAGTATCGGTCAATCTGCGAAACAGGGAGCAAAGAACGCATTGCAGAGCAAATCACCGTCCAAGGTGTTTGTTCAGATCGGTAAGGATACCGTGCAAGGATTCCTCGATGGAGTCAATCAGATGAAGTCAATCCTCGACCAAACGATGATTTCCTTCTTTGATATGTCGATGCTCGGCAAGCAACTCAAAGGCAAATCGGGAGAGGCGGTCTTGCAATGGTTCACAGGTCTCATCAACCAACAGACTCAACTCGCCGCCAAAACCGAAGAGGCGAAGTTGAACCTGATGTTGCAATCGGGAGCATTCAAGGGATTGACCGAGGATGTGAAGATGGCAATGATTCAGTTTGCCCGATGGGTAGATCTCACCAATGTGATGGCTGAGAACTCCAAGAATATGGCAGACAAGGTCAATGATGTGAAAACGGCGGTGAAGGAACTTGAGGATACTTTCATCGGTGCTGAGACCAATGTAGAGAAAATCACAAGGATGCTCTCAGATACGGCGGTGCTTGAGGCGTATGCCGCTTCAATAGGCAAGAACACCGAAGAGGCGAGGAAATACGCCATCGAATTGGCGAAGGTTCGTGATTTGCTTGATTCACTCGGCAAATCGCACAAAAATCCATCGGAATATGCACCAGTATTGCCGGGACAGGAAGGAACGACCCCAAAGCGTGGAGGCTCGGTCATCATCCCTGAAGACGGCGGCGGTCTTTTCCCTGCTCCCGATATCACGCAATGGGACATCTTCTTTGACAGAGTCAATGAGGGACTGGAAAAACTCCGCAACGATCTGCCAAGTTTCTCCGAGGCTCTTGCAAACTCGATGGTGAACTTTGTGACCGCCTTCGGTGACATCTTCGCCGATGCGGTGATGAATTGGGATGGAACACTCAAAGGTTTCCTCAACTCCGTTGCGGCAGGTTTCCGAAACTTCATCAAACAGGTCATCGCCGAGATTATGAGATTGATTGCCATCAGAGCGGCACTCAAGATTTTCGAGATGATTGGACTGCCTAGTGGCGGTGGCGGTGGCGGTAATGGTTTGCCGGGCGGAAGCAATCCATTCGATTTACGCAATTCTATACCGGGTGGATTCCGAGCATCGGGCGGACTCATAAAAGGCAAAGGGAGCGGAATGTCGGATTCGATTCTCACCGCTCTTTCAAACGGAGAATATGTCATTCCTGCGAAAGCAGTCCGTAAATTCGGAGTCGGATTCTTTGATGAGATTCGCAATATGCAGATGCCCAACACGATGGGACAGTTGGCAACGGCAGGTGGCGGAAGTATGATGCCACCAGTCTCAAGCGTTTCGAACACATCGAGCGTTTCCAATATGAGCAACACCTTCAACATCAATGTGCCACCGGGAACGGCAGGTCAGAAGACAGGCACGATGATTCAGAAAGACATCCTTATGGCGTTGAAGAAAACAGAACGGAGAAACAGATAAATGAGCGTGAACCTCGTTCAATTTCCATTGAGTGTCAGCGAATGGCAGAAGTCGGTCACATATCTCACCGATGTGATTACAGGTCGCAACGGTCAGGAAGTCCGCAACGCAATTTGGCAAGATCCGTTGCTCAAATTCAATGCGGCGTTCTCGGTCAAATCGTATGCCGATGTTCAATCATTGACCGTGTTCTTTCACGCAATGCGTGGTCGAGAACAGGCGTTCTTGGTCAAGGACTGGGCAGACTTTGAGATTACGGATTGGACGCAGTCGAGCGATACCGCCAACGGCACACGGACGCAGTTTCAACTTGTGAAGCGATACACGCAGACCATTGGCGAAACCACATCCACCTACATCCGCACCATCAAATATCCAAAACTTGCTTCTGTCACGGCACAGGTCAACGGAAGTAATGTGACACCATCATCTGTCAACCTTTCGACAGGCATCGTCACGCTTCCTTCAGCACCGACCAACGGACAGTCCGTGACCTTCAAATGTACTGAGTTCTATGTGCCTGTGAGATTCGATATCGATGAACTTCCTGTGGAGATGCTGAATTACTGGATTGCTTCAGGTGCGAACAGATCGCAGATTGAAGTTCCTGAGATTCCTCTTGTGGAGGTGCGTTGATGCCCCACATTCCTCGCAACATTCAATCGCCAAATACCGAGGCATCCTTTTGGGCAAGATGGAGGTCTGTCAACCCTCGGATGGCTCTCTTTGTAAAGGTCAGCAAGACCATCGGTGAAACCGTCTTGGTTCGTGCGTTCACATCGAATACGAGAGATATGACATTGCCGGGACATCCCGATGTGACATTCAGATCGGCAGTCGGCATCACTCCGAGTTCGATTCAATCCGCCATCAATGCGACCACCACATTGGAATTGCAAGGTCTGTATCAAACAGGAATTTTTGACCGTGATGATATCATCAACGGTAAATGGGATTTTGCGGAAATCGAGATATTCACCGCCGCTTGGGACAATGTGAATCTCGGAGAATTGGTGTTGTTCCGTGGCAATCTCGGTGAGATAAAGGATTTCGGCGTTTACTTCAACGCAGAAGGTAAAGGGTTAATCGGTCGGCTCTCTTCAGATCCTGCCAAAGTCAGTTCTCGCAACTGCCGAGTCAAGCAGTTCAGAGATTCGGAATGTGGTTTCACCGGCAACACGGTGACAATCGGTGAAGACGAATACAGTCTCACCTTGACCAGTAGCACCGCAAGACTTGAAGGTGACAGAAACCTGATTACGATTGTCGATGCACTCGCAAGTGTCACGCCGAGTCCATCAGGGAATCCGATACCACCGACAGACTTTTTCAACAACGGTGTGCTTTTGTTTGACAATGGAACAAACGAAGGTATTTCAAGGGAAATTTTGAAATATACTTATGATCCTATTGATGATGTGATTTTCATTGCCGTCAAACGAGCGTTTCCTTTGGAAGATACATCCATCAACAGTTTGGATGTCACAATCACCGCAGGATGCAATCGCACAGTCGAGGATTGTCGCAAGTACGGCAACATTCTCAATTTCCGAGGTGAACCGTATGTGCCGGGATTTGAGGCGATGAACAGAATACCGACATCAAGTTGATGGATTTCAAAGTCACAAGAAAAGAAATATTGGAATCGGCAGAATCATTGATTGGTCTGCCATTCGTGCATCAAGGCAGATCTGTGGTCACAGGCGTGGATTGTGTCGGTCTGTTGGTCTGCATCGCTCGGATGATTGGATATCCAAAAATCATCGACATCGAAGGATACAGACGCATCCCATCTGCGGAGACCATTCGTGAGACTCTCGCACAGAACTGCGATGAGATACCAATTGAGGAATGTCTGCCGGGTGACATCTTTCTGATGCGGACAGGTGGCATCAAGGCGAGACACGCCGCCATTTTCCATTCCAATGAGATGGATTCCATTACAGGAAAACAACCGATGCTTTTACACGCAGTTCAGATTGGTGGAGTTAAGTTAGAACCCAAATCTATGTTTCCTGATAGTTGGTTTGTGGCAGGTTTTAGAATGAGAGGATTGGTGGACTAAATGGCACAAGCAGTACCTTTGATAATAATGGCGGTGTCTACGCTTGCTCCGGCGGCGTTGCAGTATTTGACCGCTCCGAAGACAAGACCGAATCCAATCGATTTGGGCAAATTCGATGACATCAGGGTGACAGGTTCTGAGTACGGTGCATTCATTCCTCGTTGGTGGGGAACTGCCCGAATCGGTGGCAATGTCTTTTGGTCGAATGGAGTCAAACACCAAATCGTTGACTATCCTTCCGAGGGTGGTAAGGGAACACCTGCCGCACCTGCCCAACGAGTCCACATCTACACATCAAGTCTCGGTTGGATGCTTGGTCGCAGTCCAGTCGATAAGTGGGGAAGGATTTGGGCGGATGAGCAACTGATCATCGGCAAGCAAGGCGAGAACATCAAAACCTTTCAGGCGGAGGATAGCAACTTTGCGACACCTGCCGGTAGTGAAAACACGGATTGGTTCAGAACTGGGACTTACTTGGAAATCACCAAGAACGGTTCTGTGCTTTTCAATGTCCAATCGTGCGAATTGCCACCTCTGCCCATATCAGGCGATGCCGAGGAACAGAATTCCCCGATTGTCTCACCCAGAACAAAGGTGAGCATCTACTATCGCACCGATGGAAACCAAGTAAAAATCACAACCGATACAGGTGCGGTAGTGGAGCAAAGAAGTAAACTTGGATTTGTATATACAGGCGGAGGCTACGGCATCCGTTCATATACATTCGATGGTGATTTGGAAACCGTAGACATCGCAATGGACAACACAGGCTCTGCCGGTGTAATCAACTCGGTCAAACGGTTGAGAATCGACAAAATCGTGGTTGAAAAACTGTGGTATGTGGAAGGTCAGCAGTCGAGTTCCAGTTATACAGGAACGGTCACAGGTCTGATAGATCCCGACAACGCATTCGACACCGCCTCAACGGATTTGTCGGGATATTACAATTATCAACCGACTCCCGATGTCAACGGCACAACCAATGTTTCGAGTGCGATTATCGCAGAATCCTTCCGATTGTATTCAGGGACTGAGACTCAGTTGCAAGATTCCTATCTCACAGACTATTTGAATGTGCGGTACGGCTTCGGAAACGGTGCTTCCTACGCTCCGGGACACCGAGGTGTGGCTTGGATAGCTTTTCGCAACTACGGACTGCGTAGAGGGCGAATTCCCAATTTCACCGCCGAGGTCACCAACAATGATGACACGGTCAATCAGATCTTGACGGATTTTGCCGAGGATGTCGGTCTGTCTGCTTCCGATTTGACGCTTGATGGCACAAACGGATTGGAAGTTTACGGATACATTGAATCAGGCAAAAGCAGTCGGCTTCAGCATTGGAGCAGTCTTGCTCAGTATTGGGGATTCTCGTTTGCGGAGATTGACGGCAAAATTAAAACCGTTCTCGACACCTTCAATCCAATTGCCACCATCTCACAGGATGAAGTTCGTGCTTCATCGGGGACAGATCAACCGTCACCGTATGACGCACAAATCAGTCGGATTGCCGGTGATGAGATTCCGAGGGAAGTCAGGTTCTCGACCTTGAATCCGAATTTGGATTATCTAAACGAAACCGCCATTGCACATCTCATCGAAGGTGTGTCTTCTGCCGATAGTGTGGACTTCAATTTTTCAATTGTCGCTCTGCCTGATGAATCAAGAAAACAGGCGGAAAGAATGTTGCTGAAACTGCACTCCGAAACTAGGACGGCAAGTTTTACGGCGATGCCGTCTGCGATGCAATGGACGGTAGGAGATGTCATCAGCGTTCCTTTGAATGGCGGTAATTACACGATGAGAATCGATAAGAAGACCGCCGCAATGCCGTTGGGAGTCGTTGAAATCGAAGGTACTATCTTGGATGTCTATCAAGCGAGTGATATCGCAACGGCAATCAGAGCGACAGATCTCTCACCGATTGCATCTTTCCAAAGTGCTTTCGTCCAGTCTCCGAGGAATGCGACTGCCGTACCGGTGATTTCGCTTCCGATTCGTGATGCGGACAGAGGCAAACTCGGAGTCTATGTTGCCGTCTCTCCATTTGGAATCGGCATTTCCGAGAGTGTGGCGTTGTATCAAAAGGTGGCGGATGAGACATTCATTCTCCGTGAGATCTATGAAGTGCCGTCTGTGGTCGGTGATGCACCGGAAGAATTGGGAACGCATTCCGATGCCGAGACCGAAGACACAACGAACAGTCTCACGATATCCTTCTACAACGAAGAGACGCTTGAATCGGTCACCGCAGGTGAACTCGATGCGAATCCTCTTCTGAACCTGCTGAGAATCGGCAATGAATGGGTGCAGTTCAGAACTGCGACTCTTGAGACTTTGGACACCACCACCACATATCGGTCAAGGTGGACTGTTTCGAATCTGAGAAGAGGTCGATTCGGCACATCAGGCGAAATGGCAGGTCACGCAGTTGATGAAAAGGTCATACTGGTCACCAACAACTTCCGATTCTATCCATTGGCGGAATCGGACATCGGAGAGACGGTCACATTCAAGGCGGTCTCGGCAGGTGTGAGTGTCGAACTCGCTCCCGAAATCAGTTTCACCTTCAATCCTCTGTCGCAATATTCGGTCACGAATGCGACCGATGATAGGGCATTTGACGCAGACTGCACCACCATCGATGAACTCGCCGATGTGGTCGCAACGATTATCAAGGATACCAAGTTATGAGTCAGCGTGTAGGTCAATTGGAATCTTGCTTGGTGGTCGATTCGAAGGAATCGGTCAGGGTCAACGATGCCGGTGATGCGTGGGAAGCATTCGCACCGATGGACAGATCTGTTTACGATTCGAACAATGATGGAATCGTGGACAAGGCTCGGATGGTCTCAATCGTTTGCCGAAATGAGACAGGCTCGACCATCACCAAAGGTTCTATTGTTTATGTGACAGGTGCGACAGGCAATCATCCGACCATTGCACTCGCTGACAAGGATTCGGAAGCGACATCGAGCAAGACGCTCGGAATGGTCATTGCGGACATCGCAAACAACGCAGAAGGAACAATCGCAGTCAATGGGACTGTCGATAATCTGAACACGAATGCTTACGCCGCAGGAACTCCGCTCTATCTCGGAGACAACGGAGGATGGACATCGACCAAACCAGTTCCACCGGCACACGCAGTATTCATCGGTTGGGTGACCATTCAGAACAACTCAAATGGTCGCATCGTGCTTCACATCCAAAACGGTTACGAATTGGACGAACTTCACGATGTCTTGATTACAGGCACTCCCACCGATGGTTATGTCTTGACCTACGAGGCATCTTCCGCATTATGGAAACCTAAAGCACCGACAGGTGGCGGTGGTGGCGGAGTCAGTTCTGACGCATACGATTTCGGAACATTCGACACACCTGTTGAATTTACTCTCGATATGGGGACATTTTAATTATGCCGTTGAAACTTAGAAGAGGAACATCCTCAAACAGAACATCAATCACCCCGGCTGAGGGTGAACCAATCTACACAACCGACACAAAGAAACTCTACATCGGTGACGGCTCTACGGCTGGCGGTGTCGTTGTCGATACCACAGGTGTTGCCGATGGAGACAAGGGAGACATCACAGTCTCCTCTTCGGGTGCGACTTGGACTATCGACAACGATGCGGTGACCTACGCCAAAATCCAGAATGTCTCAGCGACT